GAAGCAGTACGTTCTCTGTTTGGAGAGTATTTGGTTGAAACTTCTATCAATATAGATATGATAAACCAGTGCTGCCTCCTATGGCGGATCAAGCAGATTATTCTGTTCACTTATGTTATAACTGTATCAAAAGCATTTGGGCTGTAATAGGCTTGAATGCTTTTTTTGTTTTAACGGCTTTTTATCCTGGATTGCGGAGTTATAGATCTAATCGATGACTGTCATTAAAAATCATAAACGAAATAATTATTTGTAATATGCGATTGACACATTACTAAAAGTAATGTATGATTATACCGGAGGTGGTGGTATGAAGCAAACGATCAAGCAGCTGCGAAGAAGCAAGGGTATCACGCAAAAGGACATGGCAGAAAGGCTGAATATGTCTTTATATGCTTATCGAAAGATCGAACAAAATCCTGCCGCATGTGAAATTAAGTCCCTGCTTGCGGTAGGAAATGTACTGAATGTACCGATAACCGATATTTTTTTATTTCATAACATTACAAATAGCAATAACCGACACAGTTAGGAGGAATTCATTGATGGCAGAATTTTTATTGGGCGTATTCACAGGCTTACTCAGTATGTGCGCATTTATCGCATACATGGCACATCAATACCGAAAGAAGTAAATGAGGTGAGACAATGCAGAAATTAAGAATCAGCAAGGAAGAAAGAGAAAGAATGTACATCAAAGAGGAATTGATGCGCTACTACATGTACAAGGATAAAATTCAGGAAATCCAAAACGACATCATACAATTCAAGCAGCACTACCAAGAAGTGCTCAACAACCCTCATATCGGCGGCAGTATCATCAATGTTCAAAAAAACAACAGCGAAAAACAAAATATCGTGATGCGCCTAGAATATCAGCTGGCCGACTTAGAAAGCACTTTGAAATACTATGAAAGCCGGATTGCGGAATTGGACCGATGGCTCAGTTCCTTGACCGATATTCAATATCAGATTGCGGTCGTATACATCTGCCAATACCAATGCAAGGACGCATACGGCGCATCACTGGAGCTCAACTATGCACAGGATACGATCAAAGCCTATACAGACCGTATTCTGAAGCGAATTCAAAAGAAGTTCAATAAAATTTTCTGAACAGTACACCGGGTGGGTACAAGAGTCATGCTAGAATGTTAGTGTGGAAGTACAGGGGAGAGATGACCTGTTACTCCACAACGATCTGATGCCGAATAAATAGGTATCGGAAAGCCTGTGTTTCTAAAAAACGCAGGCTGCAGACGCATGGCATTTAAGCGATTAAATGCTTTTTTTATTCAAGAAAAGAGGGAAAGCCATGAACGATCCGCCAAAAAGTTAAACAGCTTACAGTAATCAGAAGCAAGTGCAAGTCACTGTGCACCGGCAAAGACAAGCCCCTTCTCCAATGAAACAATGCGGATACTGAACCAATCACCGCTCAGCTTTGAACCCTGAAGCATGCACAAACAATACGCCTGTTTATCTAACTAAAGAAAAGGAACGCCGAACGCGGCAATCGTGCATATCAGGCTTCAAAAAGAGAAACGTCACATACGAAAAAATGAAGAATCAGCATCCGCCGAAAGCAACCAACGGCACATACACCGTTGAGAAACGAGACAGACAAAGCCAAACACAGCGAACGATGCCGCCAAAGGCAAGTGAACCACTGTAAGCAAACAAAGAAAAAAGAAAACCGGCAGGTCATATTCAGCCTGCACAAAAGAGGTATACCACATGATCAACAATGTTATTGACGCAATATGCAAAGCATTAAATGATGAATTCGGAAACGAATATACAATCTACATCAGACAAAAGCTGCAAAGCCCTGTTACACCTTGTTTTCTTGTATCAGGCGTAAGCCTTGAACAAAAGCGATATCAAGGAAAACGTCGTTATTGTCAATATACCTTTGAGATACAATACCTGCCATCAACACAAGCGCCGATTTCAGAGATTAATGCAGTGCTGCAGCGGATGTTTGAATGCTTAGAATATATCAACGAAGGTGAAAATATTCTGAGTGCAACAGGCAATAAAGCTGAAATCACAGACGAGGTATTACATTTTACGGTAAATTACAATTTCTTTACGATGAGCGATGATACAGCAGACTCCATGGAGCAGGCTGTAAGCAAAACAATAATGAAAGGGTGAGCGCGAATGGAAAAAACCAAAAAGCAAACGAAAAAAACGGAGCAGCAGGCTGCAAGATTCTCTAAAGAACAGATTTTAGCAGCGAAGGACTTCAAGCAATCAAGAGACGCATTACATATTCTCTTAGAGGAACAAAAAAGCTATACATTAACAGAGGTATCACAGATACTGGAAGGATTTATGAAAAGGAAGGTGCAATAATTATGGCTTTAGGAGGCGGAACATTTACAACGCAAAACAAGAAACTGCCGGGTGCATATATCAACTTCGCATCAGCGGCAAATGCAGAATCATCATTATCTGACAGAGGCTATGCCGCAATGGCATTTACATTAGACTGGGGTTGTGATAATGAGATATTTACCGTAACCAATGAACAATTCAAAAAGGATTCGGTGAAATTATTCGGCTATGAATACGGACATCCGAAAATGAAGGGTCTGCGTGAATTATTTTTGAATCTGAAAACCTTATACGCATATAAGCTGAATTCGTCAGGCGATAAGGCATCCAATGATTTCGCAGCTGCGAAATACTCCGGAGTACGCGGGAATGATTTGAAAATCGTAATTCGCAAAAATATCGATGATGAAACAAAATTCGATGTATTGACATATCTTGATGCTACACAGGTAGATGTGCAAAGCGTTGCGACGGCACAAGAGCTGATTCCCAATGACTTTGTTACATTTAAAAGCGATGCGGTTTTAGCTGAAACAGCCGCAACCCTGTTAAGCGGCGGCACCAACGGCACTGAAATCACTGCAGCCGAGCATCAGGCATTCTTGGACAAGGCAGAATCCTTTTCCTTTAATGCGATCGGTATCGTTAGTGAGGATGAAGCAATCAACAAGCTGTATTCAGAATACGCAAAGCGCATGCGAGATGAGCGCGGTGTGAAATTTCAAGCAGTCACATGGCATAATGCAGCGGATCATGAAGGTAGTATCAACGTCAAAAATGAAACAAAGGACGGCGATTTGGGCAAAGCCGGTCTGTGCTATTGGGTGTGCGGCTTGATCGCATCCTGTGAAGTAAACAAATCCAATACAAACAAGGTATATAACGGAGAGCTTACCATTAAAAGCGATTTTACACAGGCAGAGCTAAAGACATGTATCGACAGCGGTGAGTTCGTGTTACATCAGGTAGGCGCAAATCTTCGCGTTCTGTTGGATATCAATTCCTTAGTAACCACAGATGACAATAAGGGTGAAGTATTCAAGGACAATCAAACGATTCGTGTTATCGATGTAATTGCGAATGATGTTGCATCTTTGTTCAATGAACGCTATCTCGGAGTAGTTCCAAATGATAAGAGCGGACAGGTTTCTTTGTGGACAGATATTGTGAAAATCTTTAATGATCTGATGACAATACGCGCCATCGAAGACTTCACCGCTGATGATATTACAGTGGAACAGGGCGATACAAAGCGCTCTGTTGTAATTACAAGCGCATGTAATGTCGTAAATGCGATGGCACAGCTATATATGACTACAACAGTACAGTAAAGGAGAATGAATGAAATGGCAAATAAAAACATTACGATGAAGGCCAAGGATACCTTATCCGCTTCTTTGGCAGAATGCTTTGTGACAATTAAGGGCAAGCGCTATAACCTAATGCAGGCAATCAATTTAGAGGCTAAATTTGAGCGCAATAAAACCGAGGTGCCTTTATTAGGCAAAACCGGAAAAGGAAATCGTACTACCGGATGGAAGGGAACCGGTTCCGCAACGTTCCACTACAATACTTCTATTTTCCGTGAAATGATGCTGCAGTATAAAAATACCGGCGCGGACATCTATTTTGAAATTCAGATCACCAATGAAGACCCGACCTCAGCTGCAGGCAGACAAACAGTCGTTTTGATGGACTGCAATATCGACGGCGGTGTTCTGGCGAAATTTGACGCTGACGGTGAATATCTTGATGAAGAAATGGATTTCACATTTGAGGATTTTGAAATGCCTGAAAAATTCAAGCTTTTAAACGGCATGATTTAGAAACGGAGCGAATAAACTATGTCTAAATTTTCTAAATTTATGAAAGCCAACAAGGTAGTTCGAGCCAATACATTCTATCCCGCAACAGCATCACTTACCGATGAAAAGGGTAATCCGCTGGAATGGGAAATCCGTCCGTTGACGACCAAAGAGGTCGATCATATCCAAGATGAATGTACGATGGAAATTCCGACCGGTAAGCCTAATGTATTCCGTACTAAAATCAATGCTTCTAAATATATGAAGGGCTTGATTTGTGCATCAGTCGTTTTCCCTGATTTATATGATGTTGAGCTGCAGGATTCCTACGGAGTAAAAACACCGGAGGAGCTGCTTCAACAAATGATCGACGATCCGGGAGAATACAATGCTTTCGCATCATTCATCCAGAAATTCAATAATTTGGATAAAACACTTCAAGATAAGGTAGATACGGCAAAAAACTAATCAATGAAGGCGATAGTGAGGCTAATATAGCTTACTATTGCCTTCATAAATTGCATATTTTACCTTCTCAATATCTTGAGCTTGATGATAATGAAAAAGCTTTTATTATCGCTTCAATTGAAATAAGAAATGAAGCTGAAAAGAAAAAGCAGAAAGACATTGAAAGAAAGAATAAGAGGAGATAGTCTGATTCAGACTGTTTCTTCTTTTTACTTAGAAAGAAGGTGATTTTTATGAGCAGTCCGATAGAATTAAATCCTCCGGTAGTTTCTGCGAAACAAAGCTTGATAGAGGTTACCGAAAGTATCAAAGAGATAGTTGTATCGTGTGAAGTAGTGGAAAGAGCGTTTTCCATGAGTTTTCAGTGTAATGAGCTGCAGGCAGTTTGTCATATGGCAGAAAAGACGACCCATGCTTTAATGAGTATGAGTGAAGCATGTGAAATGGTACCGAGTGATATAACGGCAGGTCCTAAGAACGTCATCGATGCAGAATTTGCTGAAACTGATATTACGAAAGATGAAAATAAAGATAAGAAAGAGGAAGCTAAGAAACCTTCGTTAATGGACAAGGTCCAAGGAAAAGTGATAGGCTATGTGAATACGGAGAATGTCGGTAAGCTTATAAATCTGTCAGACCAATATCTGCAGACGACTGCCAAATTGAATATGATCGTTGATGACGGCGGAAGCGTAACCGCTCTGCAGGAGAAAATCTATGCTTCGGCACAGCAGTCAGGCATGGATTATATGAACGCTATGAGTGCAGTATCAGACCTTAAGCTGCAGACAGGAGCATTCAGTTCGAATGAGGATGCGATGGAGTTTGCGGGAATTATGAATATGGAGTTTTTGATGGGCGGAGCTTCACAGGAGCAGGCAAGCAGCCAGTTGTCCGCACTTACAGAGTCAATGAGCACGGGAATGATTTCCGACGGTATTTTAACTTCATTAGGCGAAACAACTCCGAGTGCCGTTTCTTCACTGGCAGGCTATTTGAGCGTTTCGAATGAAAAGCTGATGGAAATGGCAGCCAACGGTGAAATCACAGCCGGTATATTCAAGGATGCAATGCTGAGCTCGTCAGACGCAATCAGTGAACGCTTTTCGTCATTTCCGATGACATTTGAACAAATGTGGACAAGCATAAAAAACGGAGCTATGTTTGCGTTTCAGCCGGTTTTACAGAAAATCATTGAGATTGCGAACAGTCCTGCATTCGCGATGATCATAAACGGGGTAATAGCTGCGCTGAGTGTTGTCGGATCAATCGTTGCCGGCATACTGGAGCTTATTTCCTCTGTAGCCGGTTTTCTGTATGAAAATTGGTCATTTATCGGTCCGCTGCTTACTACGGCAGCAATCGCACTGGGTGTTTTCACTGCGGCCTTAGGTTTATATAGCTTGGCTGCCGGTATCTCAGCTATTGTATCGGGGACTGATGCGAGCGCAAAAACCGCAGATGCAGCCGCAACGGGTACCGCCACTATTGCGCAAAACGGCTTTAATCTTGCCTTGCTGACAAGCCCGGCGGGAATGTTCGCATTAATCGTAACTGCAATCGTATTGGCAGTTATGGCATTGTGTGAGTGGATTTCCAATCTGACAGGACTGTCAACCTCCGGCTTCGGTATTATCACAGGCGGTATCAATGTAGTTATTCAATTCTTCTGGAATCTTTGCCTAACCGTTGCCAATATCGCTATGGCAATATGGAACGCACTGTGTGCAGTAGCCAACAACATAAGAGTCGCATTCCATAATGCAATTTGTAACATCCAGTCATGGTGGTATGATTTATTGGCCACTGTATGTGAGGTTGTATCAGCAATTGCCGAGGAATTAAATAAAATTCCTTTTGTCGAAATCGATTATTCAGGTGTTGAAAACGCTGCACAGGATTATCGTGATAAAGCGTTAAAGGCAAGAAACAGCAAAGAAGAATATTCAAACATCGGTGAGGAATTTGATAAAGGTATGCACACCTATGATGCGTACAAGGACGGTTGGATGGAAGAAGCATTTGCCTCCGGTGCCGCATGGGGCGACAGTGTTGTTGATAATATTTCCTCATCCTTTGACGGTTTATTCGGTTCAGGCGCAAAGCAGGAACAAGAGAGTCTACTTAAGAATCCGCAAAACGAAGATTTAAACAATCTTTTAAACGATTCGGCGATGAACTCAAATATTGCAGGAATAGCCGATAACACCTCAAATATCAAGGACTCCTTAGATATTACGCAAGAGGATCTGAAATACATGCGCGACTTGGCTGAACGTGACGCCATCAATCGCTTTACAACAGCCGAAATCAAGGTTGAAATGAACAACAGCAATCAAATCAACAGCACGATGGACCTTGACGGTATCGTCGATCATCTTTCCTTAAGGCTGAGAGAACAGATGGAAATCGCTGCGGAAGGAGTACACTGATATGTATAAATTTTATTTAGATAAAATGCTGCTGCCCGTTACACCGGCGAAAGCAGTAATGTCAATCAAAAATAAGAATAAGACCCTAGTGTTAATCAACGAGGGTGAAATCAACATCTTAAAAAATGCCGGACTTACCGAAATCAGCTTTACAGCGGAATTACCCTGTGTCAATCATTATCCGTTTGCGGTTTATCAAAACGGCTGGAAAGGGGCAGACCACTATTTAAAAAAGCTTGAAAATTTGAAAGCATCAAAAAAACCGTTTCAATTTATCATATCTCGCGTATACGGGAAAAAGCTTCTGTTCGATACCAATATCAAGGTATCGCTTGAGGATTATAAAATCAGTGAGGATGCCAAGGAAGGCGACTGCATATCAGTCGATATCACCCTTTTACAATATCGAGATTATGCGACAAAGACTGCAAAAATCAAGCTGAATACAAATAAACCGAAGCCGGTCGTCCGTAAAGAATCCAAGCCGCGTCCCATAAGCAAAAAAGCGGTCACAAAGGGCTGTACCGTGATCGTAAACGGACAGCTTCATCGCGATTCTTTTGGATCGGGTCCCGGACAATGGCGCAAAAATTTCAAGGGCAAGGTCAATTTCATCAACAACAAGGGCAGTCATCCTTACCATGTAACCGATTTGAACGGCGGCTGGCTGGGCTGGGTCGTCGCATCAGCCGTAACGGTGGTCTAAATGAGCGATGCAGTTGAATTAATCATCCAAAACGGTGATAAGGTATATGTACCGATCGTAGAGGAAGGCATCGAATGGTCCACCGAACGAAAAGGCGTCCCCGGGAAATTGAGCTTTAAAATACTTGATGACGGACACATCAATGTACAGGAAGGAAATGCAGTAAGATTCAGATATCATAATAAAAATATTTTCTACGGCTTTATCTTTCAAAAAAAGACAGATAAATCGAAGGAGCTTTCCATCACCTGTTACGATCAGCTTCGCTATTTAAAAAACAAAGAAACCTATGTATATTCGGGAAAAACAGCCGATGAGCTGATCAAAACAATAGCGGATGATTTTCACTTACAAACAGGAAAGCTTTGTGATACGAAATATCGCATTGCGAATCGAATTGAAGAGGATAAGGCATTGATCGATATGATTCAAAATGCTTTAGATATTACGCTTCAAAGCACCAAAAAGATATTTGTCTTATATGATGATTTCGGTAAAATCGCACTGAACAATATTGAGGATATGCGCTTAAATCTTTTGATTGATGAAGATACAAGTGAGGATTATGAATATTCATCCAGCATTGATTCAGATACCTATAATCAAATAAAGCTAGTATATGATAATGATAAGACCGGAAAAAGAGAGGTCTATCTCACACGGGATTCAAACAATATCAATCAGTGGGGACTGCTTCAATATTATGAAAAAATTGATGAAAAGACAAACGGCAAGGCAAAGGCAGATGCACTGCTCAACTTATACAATAAGAAAACAAAGTCGCTTCGTATAAACAGTGTTTTAGGAGATACTCGGGTTCGTGCAGGAAGCTCAGTAATCGTATCCTTGACCTTGAATGATATAAAGCTTGCGAATTATTTGATCGTTGAAAAGGTAAAGCATATATTTAAAGAAAATGAGCACTTTATGGACTTAGATTTGAAAGGCGGTGTATTCAATGGCTGAGAATATGAATGAGGTAATCAAACAAATTGCGCTTGCGGCGGTTGATGAGGCTAAGCCCTCTGCCGTATTGTATGGGGAGGTTACCGGTTGTGAGCCTTTGGAAATTACAGTGGATCAAAAGCTGAAATTGACGAAGGATTTTCTTGTGTTGACAAGAGCTGTCAGTGATCATGATGCCTATATGAGTGTCGATCATGATACAGAGCCGACATCAATCAGCTTTCATCATTCCCATGAGGCAGAAACTGCATTCGACGGTGATATCAAAACTGATATCATCAATGAGGTAGAGCCTGATACAACAACAGTGGAAAGCAGCGCAAAAACGACCTTAAGCGGTAATTTCAATACCGTAATCAAACAGGCTGAGCTTGCGGCATCTCATTTTCATCGATATACGGGAAAAAAGAAGTATCGTGTACATAACGGTTTAACATTAGGCGAAAAGGTGATTTTAATCAGGTTTTCAGGCGGACAGCGGTTTTTGGTAGTAGACAGGGTGGTGTTTTAAATGATACCGAATCATTTGATTGATCTTACAGACAGTGATTTTGAAGTAGCGGAAAATGACTCCTCGTTGACTTATAAAATGAATCTGACAAGTAAAACGATAAACGGTAAAACAGACGGCTTAGAGGCAATGAAGCAGGCTGTTTATAAGATATTGAATACCGAGCGATTTGAATATCCGATTTATTCTCAAAACTACGGTATTGAGCTTTATGATTTGTACGGAGAGGATCCCGCATGGGTATGTCCCGAGTTGGAGCGCAGAATCATTGAGGCTTTGATTCAGGATACACGCATCAAAGAAGTGGATACTTTTGATTTTGTCATTGATAAAAGCAGGATTCATGTAAGCTTTATCGTACATACCGTTTTCGGTGATATTGAGGCAGAAAGGCAGGTGGATTATTGATGTATGAAAAATACAGCTTTGAAAGCATATTAGAAGGAATGTTGAATCGTGTTGCGGAGAAAAACAGTGAAATAGATATACGTGAAGGCTCGGTGATTTATGATGCCCTTGCGCCTGCGGCTTTAGAAATAATGAATTTGTATATGGAAATGAACGGCATAATGAATGATACGTTTGCGGACAGCGCATCAAGAGAGTACTTGATACGCCGCTGTGCGGAGCGTGGGATTGTGCCGGAGGCAGCCACAAAGGCAATATTAAAGGGTGAATTTAATATCGAGGTAGCGATCGGCTCGCGTTTTTCTTTAGATGATTTGAATTATGTCGTGATTGAAAAGATCGGTGATACCGTGTATAAGTTGGAATGTGAAAGTGCCGGTACGATCGGTAATTCGTATTTCGGCGGTTTGATTCCGATTCAATACATTCCCGGATTGGAAAGGGCGACCCTAAGTGAGCTGTTGATTCCCGGCGAGGACGAGGAGGATACGGAAAGCCTCAGAAAGCGTTATTTTCAGACCTTTGAAACAAGGATTTTCGGCGGCAATAAAAAGGATTATATTCAAAAAACAAACAGTATTGCGGGTGTCGGCGCAACGAAGGTAAAGCCGGTGTATAACGGCGGCGGAACCGTGCTGTTGACAATCCTCGATTCTCAATTCAACAAGGCAAGTACTACACTGATTGAGGCGGTAAAGCGTGCAGTCGATCCGATGCCTTACGGTACCGGTTCGGGTATCGCTCCGATCGGTCATGTCGTAACGGTGCAGACAGCGGAAACTGTTACTGTGGATATTACGACAAGTATGCTGCTGGAGCCGTCATATACATTTGAACAGGTATCCGAGGCATGCACAGCCTTAATCGCGGAATACTTATCGGCACTTCGTAAAACATGGGCATCCTCTGAAGCTCTTACAGTTCGTATCTCGCAAATTGAAACAAGATTGTTGTCGGTGGACGGTATTATCGATATCGGCGAAACAAGAATCAACGGAAAGGCAGAAAATCTGAATTTAAGTGAGTTTGAAATTCCGATTTTCGGGTCGATTGAAAATGAAGCGCGAGGTTGATTTGATTAAGAATCTTCCTGAGTTTATGCAGGAATATGTATCGCTGAGGTTGATTGGTGATGCTGAGGCTGAAGTGCTTCAAGCAGTGTTGGATGAGCTGCATAAAATCGATAATAATCAGTTTATCCTAACGGCAGATTCTGACGGCTTGAAGCGGTTTGAAAAGCTGTTAGGGATAGCGGTGCTTCCCAATGAGACCTTGGAGAGCAGAAGGAAAAAGGTGTTGGCTAAATGGAATGATCAAGAGAGCTACACGTATTCTACTTTTCTGAAAAAGCTTGAGCTTATTTGTGGGGCGGACAATTATCAAATTGTGGAGCGTTTTAAGCAGTATGAGCTGGAAATTCATACAGATTTGAGGGCGTGTGATGAAATGGCGGAGCTGGAGCATGTGATTGATTATATGCTTCCGTGTAATTTGGTGCTGCATTTATCTAATGAGATGGATTGGAGTGCGAAGGGGGCGTGCGGCATGAAGGTGATCGGTGCGTTTACCGAGCGCTTTATCTGTTCGGATAACTTTAAAGAGAGGTTCAGCTGTGAAGGAAATCATGGCTTCGGCGGTGCGGTTTCATCGCTTTTTATTATCGATACGAAGGAAAGGCAGTGATAAAATGGCAGAATTTAAAAGTGTAATCATAACCAAGCAGGGACAGGCTTTGATGGCAAATATCCTGTCGGGTTCAGGTAATATCAGATTTACAAGGCTTGATGTTTCGGATAAGATATATGCGGATGAGGAACTGGAAACACTCACCGCTGTATCGGATGTAAAGCAGAGTACATCGATCAATCATGTATCTAAAGTTAATGAGGTGGCGGTGAAGCTGGAGGCCGTTATAACGAATGAGGAGCTGGCTGCAGGCTATCATATGCAGACGGTCGGATTGTTTGCGAGCGCCGAGGATACAGATGAGGAAGCGTTATATGGGGTGATGATCGCTGAAAAAGCAGGGTGGATGCCGGCATATAACGGAATCGGTGTGTCCAGTGCGATGTTTGATTTGTATGTGACGGTCGGAAATGTAGAGAATGTATCGGTGGAAATCAATTCGGGTGCATACGCAACGGTCACGATGCTGGAGGATGTCAGAAGTATCGCACTGGGCAACAATGAGGGCGGAAAAATAGATATGAAATATTCTGAAAGAGAATATATATTGAATGCAGACTGTACAAATCCTGATGTACAGGTTTCACTATACGGTGCTCATAATCAAAAATGGGTAACAGTGATCGCAACACGTGCAACTGAGGTGATGTCCTTGGAAATAGGCAGCATCGCTCATGTAGGCGGTAATTATAAGGTATATATCAGAGAGCACGGGGGTGCAAGAATTGAAGCTGATCTCGGTACAGCGCGAATCGGATTATCTACGGGCAGTGATAATTTTGATTATGTGAATGCTGAGTATTATGTAGATCCAAGAGACCCCGGTTTAAAGATATTGCAGTTTTCTGCGGAGAGTAAGCCGTTTAACAGAATTCGTATTTTCAGTGACAGTATGAAGCTTAAGTGTGACGGCCCCGGAAAAATAGCCGATATTTGGCTTGAAATACCGAAGCGGATGACAACTACTGTAAAGAAAGCGGTAGAGAGTTTAATTGATGATGTGCAGTACAGGTGATTTAAGGTAATAAAATCTGAAGTGATGAGGACGGTTAAAAAAACAAGCTTGGATGAAATATAAAAGAGCTGTATATCGTAATGGAAATTACAATTGCAGCTCTTTATTTTGCGGCTGAATTTTTGTTCAGAAAGTATATTAATACTTACTTCTGAAAATCCGAATGAGCGGTTACTGCAGTTCCAGTACACGCCATCCGATTTCCTCTTGGACCGAAAGCTTATAGCGATAAATATCGTCGTTTACGCGATGTGCAATATGACGATCAACGCCATTGCACATCAAGTACTGATGGAAATAGCATGCTTCCCAGATGCGATTTTCAATGAGATAAAGACAGGCAAATAAATCGGCATAACGTTCACTGCTTCCGCAGTAATAGTGGCCGACTTCATGGAGTATTAAATAATGCTCTCTGATTTCAGGTAAGCCTTCTTTTAAAAAGATAAGCAATACACCGTCTATCTCCATGCTTCTTGCTTCAAATCCACGCATCATATCATCATCCCTTATGATTTCCGCATGACATTCTTTTAAAAGAGTGTTGATATCCATCCCTATCTTATCATTTACTAAACAATAGACCTTATGAAAATTCATAATGATACCTCCCGACGTTATAACTTTAACATGTTATATGACATTATGTTTGTAAGTCTAAATAAATATGCCAAAAAATGGCAATAAAAAATCGGTTTGAATGTCTGCAGCTTTGTTTATTCGTTATGCGATTGGGAAGCAGAAATTATGAAAGTATTAGAGTGCTGTTAAATGATATTGAATACATATAGAAAGGCTGTGATAATATGGCAGAATTTAAAAATATAGTAATAACCAAGCAGGGACAAGCCCTAATGGCAAAGGCACTCAGCGGCATCGGGAGTATTAATTTCACAAGATTAGATATTTCTGATAAAGCTTATAATGATGATCAATTAGAGGAGCTCGTGTCGTTGGCTGATGTGAAGCAAAGTGTTGTAATCAGTAAAACAACACGAATCAATGAAATTGCGGTCAAGCTTGAAGCTGCGGTGACGAATGAGGCGATTGAGGTTGGTTATCATGTGCAGACAATGGGTTTGTTTGCGAAAGATACCGCAGAAGAAGATACAGAGATTTTATACGGTGTAATGAGTGCCAAAATGGCTGCTTGGATGCCGCCGTATAACGGTGTCGGAGCGTCAAGCGCAATTTTTGATTTGTATGTCACGGTAGGAAATGCAGATCAGGTATCGCTTGATGTTACACCCGGTGCTTATGCGACGGTGACAATGCTGGATGAAATCAGAGAGATTGCTGACGGTAAAATCGATAAAAAAGCGAATCGAATGTTGACAAGCTTAGGAGATTCCACGATTTTCAATCTTGAAACAGGCTTTTATCCGGTAGCTAAGGATGTGATAACTGAGGCAATGGCCAATGCCGGTGATGCGCCGGCAATTAATCCGGATTCTGGCTCGGAATCGGGGTATTGTAATGTTTTAGGCGCCTATCTGACTGTAGTCAGGTATGATAAGGATACTGTTTATTGTACACTAAAGGTTATCAATGATTTGCAGGGCGAGGATGGTATCCAACTGCAGATGAAGGAATTTACGAATATGATTATCGGGCCGAATCCCAATAGAGGATTGTGGACAGGTTGGATAGAAAATTCAGATGAGCAGTTAAGCTATGGGTCTACGTCGCCGGCACGAAACAGCAGAGTTAGATATGCGTTGGATACTAAGGTAAATGTTGCGGATGTGGAATCCACATTAAGTGCTTCTTCTACAAATCCGATTCAAAGTAAGGCGGTTTATGAAGCAATTCAAGGGCTGAGCGGCGGAAGCAGCAATAACGGTAATTTGTTTAAATGCATTTGGACAGGTCATACAAGAGACTATATATCGATTAAGATAGATTCCTCTTATTTATACTCGGCATCGAATAACTTGAAGGTGCTTACTTTAGGATTGAATGTACATGGAGCACCTGCTAATGTGTTTTATGAAGAATGTAAGCTTATATTTGTTAATATTTATTTAGATTTAGATGGCTACGGAGGAATCAAGTATTCAAGCAAACGACAAGGAGTTTCCTTTATACGTGAAACTTTTTACGGTTTGGAAGTCCCAAATGTTGTCAGTGTTACCTCAGATATAATGTGTCATTATTATCATGGCGATAATGGTGAAACTAGAATTTTAAATGTGCATTGTAATTATTTAAACACTAATAAATATTGTGGACTTACAGATGTATTTGTCCTTTTACCTACTTCTACATTAACGCCTGCATCATAACTAGTTAGGAGTGATAAATATGATAAAAATAGAAATCGATCCAATAACTCGCAGAATACTTTCTTATTCAAAGGTTATGTCCTCTACCCCTCTATACAAAGATGACATTCTGCTTGATGATGCGATGGGTCCCGCTATGGACCTTAATAAATACTTCATCAACGGGAAAATCGTCTCGTCAGAAAAGAGTGATTATGAAAAAGCAATGGATGAATTAGAAGCCAAGCTGTTCGAATTCAACAGCTTCAACGAACAGAATTATTTCTTTGACCTTGTCAAAAACGGCTCAACCCTAGAAGCCGCAAGAGAAAAGCTTGAACAAAAGCTTGCGGTAAAGCAGCGCTTGGAAAAGGAATACGAGCAGTTAAGCAATCAACACAAAGAGGATATCTACAGCTATTATGCAAAGGAGTATAAAGACAAAGAAGCGCAGATGAATTTTCAATATTATTCCGCTGTTGTATTACTGATTAAGGATGAAAACAGATATTTGAGCGAATGGTTGAAATGGTATCACAAGCTTAACTTTCACCATATTTTTATCTATGATAACGGTCAAAAAGAAAGAGTGAGTGAGGTTATCACCACATTAGATAAAGATATTCAAAACAACATAACGATCATTGAATGGCAGGATATATACGATAATATTCAAGAAGAAGCCTATAACCATTTTCTTGATGCCTATGGGAACCAATGCAGATGGTGCTTATTTGCGGATTCTGATGAATTCCTGCGTTTTACGAACGGTGAAACCGATGTGAATCGATTTTTAAAGAGCTACGAGGATTATACAGAGGTATGGGGTTACCTGGAAGAGTATAATGCCGACGGACAGGAAGCATACGAGGATAAACCGGTTAGAGAGCGCTTCACCGAGAAATTCAATGAATACGAAATGTATTATTGGAAAAATTTCATACAGGTGAATCGAATCGATCGATTTCATCGCCATTATGCCTATTATGATGAAAGCAAGGGTCGATGCTACAGAAATGATAGCATCAATAAGGATTTGTTTGTCATAGAGCATTACTATACCAAAAGCTGGGAGGAGTGGAGGGAGAAAATCTTAACAAGAGGCTCCTGCGATCCTGAATACAAACGGAAATTAAATGATTTTTTCAAATATAATCCTGACATGATATATCTTATGGATGAGGATTCAGAACAGGCTTATCAAGAAGGAGGACAAACGAATGGAGACAACAACGAGAAACAGTAAACTGAGTCAGTTTAAAAAAAATCATACATGGCTGTATGCAGTTATGATACGCGCTGTTAAAACAGTGGCTCAGACAGCCGTAGCTACGATCGGCAGTGCTGCATTACTATCTGAGGTCAATATCGGTGTAGTGGCTTCTGCATCCGTTCTTGCGGGAATGTTGTCCGTACTGACATCGCTTGCCGGTATTCCGGAAGCAGAGCGATAATCATGAATGAGTTTCTGATGACGACCTATACGATAGCTTTGCCTATCGTGTTAGGTTATATCGTATGGCTGTTAAAAGAAGGAAAGCTGATTCGCAGTGCCAACAGCGAAGGAACCAAGTGTCTGCTGAGGGTGAAGCTGATCGAGTATCACGATAAGTATATGGAAAAGAAAGCCATTCCTTCCTATGCGCTCAGAAACTGGGTAGAAATGTATGAGGCCTATAAGCGATTAGGCGGGAATGGCATGATCGAAGGCATGGACAAGGAAATTCATGCGTTAAGGATTATATAAAAGGAGGACAAATAAAATGCTATCTATTTTTCAAAGCCTAGTACCCAAAGAGAAATGGGATATCAAGTGCCCTTATGCGATGAAGCCTGAGTATATCGTAGTACATAATACGGCGAATGATGCAAGCGCAAGAAATGAAATTGCCTACATGACAAGAAACAATAATGAAGTATCCTTCCATTATGCAGTGGATGATAAAGAGGTGATCCAAGGGATTCCCGATAGTCGCAACGCTTGGCATGCAGGTGACGGTGCGTATGGTACAGGAAATCGAAAAGGCATCGCGATTGAAATCTGCTTCAGCAAAAGCGGCAGTGTGAAGTTTGATAAGGCGGAACAAAACGCAGCGGAGCTGATCGCTATGAAAATGAAGGAATATAACATCCCGCTTTCAAAGGTAAAGCGCCATTATGATTTTGCGACAGATAAAAAACGCTGTCCGCATCGTACTATGGACAAGGGATGGGAGCGATTCCTTACTATGGTTCAAAAGGCGAATGACGGAAGCAAGCCGGCAAGTAATCCTACTGCGAAGCCAACGCCTACAGTCAAGAAAACCGTTGAACAGATTGCAAAGGAAGTGCTGGCAGGGAAATGGGGCAACGGTAATACTCGAAAACAGAAGTTGAAGGCTGCGGGATACGATTATAACGCCGTACAAGCAAAAGTAAATGAGCTGTGTGGCGTCACATCAGAGTTAACAACATCAAAACCGACTAAGACAATCTCACGGCTTGCCGATGAAGTAATCGCGGGTAAGTGGGGCAACGGACAAGACAGAATCAATCGTTTGAAAAAAGCAGGGTATGACCCTGCGGCAGTACAAAATAAAGTAAATCAAAAGCTGAAATAA